AGAGAAACGCAAACTCATCATTGCTGACTTGAAGACTGGTCGTGGCTACGTTGACGCTGACAGTGAACAACTCAAGCTATACGCCTTGTCAGCCCTGAATTTGCATAACTTGTTTCGGGACATCTCGACTGTCGAGTTGTGGATTATTCAACCCCATCATGGTGAGTTGCGTAAGCACTCAATGACAATTCAGGAGTTGGTTGATTGGGAACACTATGTTCTTGCGCCAGCTATTGAGAATGCCTTGAACCCTGCATACCCACCAACACCATCGGATTCTGCTTGTCAGTATTGCCCTGCAAAGACTATCTGCCCTGCACAGCAACAGATTGTTGAAGTGGTTGCATCTGCGCCACCAATAGCAGTGCTCACAGAACAACAGATTAGCGTCTTGCTGGCGCAATTCGATATGGTTGAGGACTACATCAAGGCTGTGAGAGATCACGCCTTAAAACGCATGGAATCAGGTGCTGTCATTGATGGATGGCAACTCACGCCCAAGAGAGCATTGCGTTCATGGACAAAAGAATCAGATGTTGTCCCTGCACTCTTGGCTTGTGGCCTCACCATTGACCAGATCGTGAAGCAAGAACTCATCACCCCTGCGGCGGCAGAGAAACTGTTACCGAAAGACTTGAAGCAATCTATTGAACCGTTAACTTCCCGCATATCAAGTGGATTAACGCTTGCAAGAGACAAAGGTTTGACTCAATAATCACACCCCCAAATCCCCCACCGTGACATCTGTCACATTTTTTAACTTTAAAAAGGAAACATCAAATGAACTTAAATCTCTCAGGCGGCGGCGGTAACGGTAACTACATCCGTTTTAGCCCACAAGCAAATGCATGGTCAAACCAAGATGGTGAATTCAATCTTGGAAAATTCGTATTCGACATTGAGAACATCCAAACAGGTTGGATGCACATTGCAACTGGTGTCTTTGAATTCGTGGCTGATGACTCGTTGGGTCGTAAAGGCGCACAACCATCACCCGAACACAAACGAGGCTTCAAGGTCACGTTCTACAACAAAGAAATCGGTGTTGCAGAGTGGAGTGCTAACGGCGCAGGTTCCAACATGGGACTTGAAGCACTGTACAAACTGGCGGCTCAAGGCTTGTCAGCTAATGCTGGTAAATTGCCTGTCGTTGAGTACAAGGGTTCACGCCCTGAGAAGGTAGGCAAGGGAAGCACAAGAGTGCCGATCTTTGAAATCACAGGTTGGGTAGCACGACCAGCGGCATTGGCAGGTGGTGAGAGTGCAGAGCCTGAAGTGCAGTTCCAAGCACCAGTGTCCAAGCCAGCACCTACACCAGTAGCCAAACCCGCACCATCACCAGCAATGAGTGATGACGAGATGTTCAGCTAAACACTGCACAACTCACAGCACCAGAGTTTCGGGGGAGACTCTGGTTTTTTTGTCCCCTAAATGGTAGACACTATGAATTTGATTGAATTTGGCGATTGCAGAGACACAATGCGCCGATGGAAAGACCAAGGCATTAAGGCGCAAACGTGCATTACAAGCCCTCCTTACTATGGTTTGCGTGACTATGGACATGAAGGACAGATTGGGCTTGAAGAAACACCAGAGGAATACATCAAGGCAATGGTCGATGTGTTTCGTTGCGTGTGGGATGTATTGGCTGACGATGGGACGTTGTGGCTGAACATTGGGGACAGTTATGCAAGCACTGGCGGTCACACAAAGCTCGGCGATAGCAGCCAGCGCCAAGGCCGAAAAAATGTGGAAGAGCAGCACAAAGTTAAGGGTTACGCTGGTGGCGGTGATGTGAAGATCAAAGACCTGATCGGCATCCCTTGGATGCTGGCCTTTGCATTGAGGGCCGATGGCTGGTATCTACGTCAAGACATCATCTGGCACAAGCCAAACCCAATGCCTGAGTCAGTGCAAGACAGATGCACCAAGGCGCATGAATACATCTTCTTGATGAGTAAGTCATCAAAATATTATTACGATCATCAATCCATTAAGGAGGCTTCATCTGGTGGCTTTAATAAAGGCGATGGAAGTAAACTTGCAAAACAAGCGATTGTTAGAAGTGGTGGCATTCTTAGTGGTGGAACAGATAAAAGCACTCTAGGAACTTCAGCAGAAGAAGATAGAAACAAACGATCTGTTTGGACGGTCACCACCAAACCCTACGAAGGCGCACATTTCGCCGTCTTCCCTCAAGACTTGATTGAGCCTTGCATCCTCGCTGGCGCACCTGTTGGCGGTATAGTCCTTGACCCTTTCATGGGTAGTGGCACTACAGCTCAAGTAGCACAGCATCTGGGTCGGAAATACCTTGGCTGTGAACTGAACGAAGACTACAAAATCCTACAACAAAAAAGATTGCGCCAAATGTCTTTGGTGCTGGAGTAAACAATGTCAGCACAAGAATTAGCCACTACGCTTGGAAACGCCAAGAAAGTAGGAAATGGTTACTTAGCATCTTGCCCTGTACCCTCGCACGGTCAAGGCAACGGCGACAAGCATCCAAGCCTATCCATCACAGAATCAAGTGATGGGAACTACCTCTTTAAATGCCACGGTGGATGCGATCAGCACACCGTGTTCAACACCATCAAGGACATGGGACTCCTCCCTGCCTTACCCCAACAAGATAGACCCGAATACCTATCAAGCATCAAGCCTCTACCCTACATCCAGACACCAACATTCCAACAGGAGTGGCATTACACAGATGAAGATGGTGTCTCCCTGTTCGTGAAGCAAAGATTTAAGACCAATGACAGCAAAGGCAAGACTTACAAGACGCTGAGAGTCATGTCTGATAACACAAGGGTTGGCAAACTAGGAGATTGCAGAATCGTCCCCTACAAGCTACCCGATCTGCTACAGGCAACTGCCGCTGGACGAGTCGTCTACATCGTGGAGGGCGAAAAGGCGGCAGATGCCTTGAGCAGTTTGGGAGTTGTAGCTACAACAAGTCACGCTGGTTCAGGCAACTGGAGTCCTGAACTCAACCAGTACTTTGCTGGCGCAAATGTGGTTGTAGTGCCTGACAACGATGTCTCAGGCTGGAGTTACGCTACCAAAGTGGTGGAGGCACTACTACCAGTCGCAAAGAGTGTCAGGGTGCTGGATTTAGACCTTAAACATCCGAAAGAGGATGCCTTTGAGTGGGTCAATAAGTATGGTGGTGACAGGGAAACACTAGCTTCAAGGGCTAGAGCCTGTGCGGTCATCAAGTCGGTAGATGATGTCTGGTTGCCGCAAAGATTGAAGTTAGATGTCCCTGAATCTGAAGCATCTCAATCTGAATCTACCCAAAAGTCACGCTTTCTGGTCGAGTCTTGGGACTCCATTAAGGATGAGCCAGTAGAGTGGCTAATTGAGGACATCATCCCGAAGAAGGCCTTTGTAGCCTTGTATGCACCACCAGCGAGTTACAAGTCATTCATTGCCCTTGATATGGCTGAAGCAATAGCTACAGGCCGTGACTGGATGGGAAGGTCAGTGAAGCAGTCAGGTGTGGTCTTATACATCGCAGGTGAAGGTCATGGAGGACTAGGCGCAAGGATTAAGGCTTGCAAGATTAAGAATGACAGCCCAGATGGTGCTCCTTTGTACGTCATCAGGGCGCAGATTAACCTGAGATCATCACAGGAAGACTTTGACAATTTAATTAGCGCAATCAACGACTTACTTGAGACAGTTGGAGAAAAGCTACAGATGATTGTCTTGGATACCTTGATGAGGATGTCTGGAGGTGGCTTTAACGAGAACAGTTCAGAAGATATGGGTGGCTTCATCACCCAAGCTGGCAAGCTCCAAGCCTTCTACGACTGTGCCTTGCTAGTCATCCATCACAGCGGTAAAGATGTCACTAAGGGACTGCGAGGCCACTCATCCTTACTTGGAGCCGTGGACACTGAACTTGAGATCAATAGGTTAGATAGTGCGGTGAATTCAGGGAATGAGGCCGTTAAAGGGTCAGGAACTATCACCGTGACCAAGCAAAAAGATGGGTCAGATGACATTGCGATTGGCTTTGATGTCGTGGCAATTGATGTCTCAACGTCAGCCTTGGGGTTTGAGTCCACCACCTCATTAGCTGTTCAGGCCAACAATGAGATAGTCCAGACAACAAAGAAGAACGCTAAAAACAATGCTGGTAGCGGTGGAAATCAGCGTTTGGAGATGGATTCCTTGATGAAAGTGATTAAGGCTAAAGCATCATATCGTGAAGTGGATGGTACTACACGGTATGGAGTGACTTTGGAGGACTGGAAGGGTGAATTCTGGTCTATGAAGGGTTGCACTGATGAAGATAAAGCGGCGTTTCAGAAGGCTTGGACACGAGCCAGAGAGAGACTTGTTGACGCTAAAAAGATTGTCATAGGGTCTGGCTTTGTCTGGTTGAAGGCTGATTCTGAGAGGTTTGGTTCATGACACTACTGTATGTTTATCCACTGGACAAACCGGACAAACCGGACAAATGTCCAAATTGTCTGTCCGAGTTTATGTGGACAAACCACCTCTTGTCTATGAACAAGAGGTTTGTCCACTGTCGGTTTGTCTGTTGTCTGTTTTTGTTGATGGAGGTTAGTTATGGTTAGAAAAGCGTCACGCAAGGAAGTTCCAGAGGTGCAAGTGCCGAGGCGCAAGGCAACGGATTTTGAGATTCAGTCAAACTCGATTTTGGTTGAGTTGGACAAGCGCAAGGTGCAACATGAGGAAAAATGGGGTGTTGACCGATTGATTACTTTAGTTGACAGTGAGTTTAGGACGAAGTTTTGGGGTCAGATGGGTAGAGTTTGGGACTCGTTGGACTTTCAGGATGTGGAGAGATTGGGTCGGACTGTCAACGGCATGATTAAAGGGTATGACGCACTGGAGAAGTGGGCTGAGGAAAATGAGGTTGAACCTAACCCACCAATCAGGTTCGTTGAGTGGATGAACCAAAAGGGTATCCGCATGGCGGTTTGTCAGACAGTCAACGATGCGGTCAACTTACAGAACAAACGCAAAGACCTGACCATCTGGAGTATGGAAGAACTGGAAGTGTTCTTGAACGAGGAGATCGTTCAGGACATCATCAAGGTCAAAGCCTTTGACCCTACAGCCAAGGTGGTTAGTTTCAAGGCTGGTGAAGGGTTTGGCAAAGGTTCAGGGTTCGATGACTTGGAGAACGATCTCCATGCCTTTGAAGGTGGCGGCGACTATGTGCCGAAGTATCGGAAGATTGGAGAGGATTGATGAAGCGTAACGGTAGGCCGCCAAGCATCAACTCCAGATGGTTTTACCGTGAACTCACCATGCCAGACAAGCTGATCTTGGCTTGTGCTGGTGATGGGAACATCTCTGATGGGTTCAGGAATGTATTGGATGCCTACCAAATCCTATGGAATTGCGGATACAGACCAACAATCGATTTATACGATTTCCTTGGGGTAGATAAGGATGAGATAGAAGAACGGCTTGTAGGCGATTCTGGTGGGAATTAGAGGCATTGCTGTGGCTAGTTTGTGTCTAGCTTTGCGAGAAAGTTAAATGTCATCAAAACCCCATTACGATGACAATGTAATCCAAGTGCTAATCCGATGACAAAGTACCCCCAAAAAGCACCCTCCACCTCTCTCCCTCTCCGCCTCCCGCCAGCCGCCGAACCGCCGACTTGCCGAGTTATCCACAGGCAATCGGCGAAGTTATGCACAATCTTGCCGACTGGTTTCAAATCGAGTTTCATTTGCGGGTTGCGGTTAATGCTTTCAGATATTTTGAGTAAACATAATGGACATTGTATAAAGCCAGATATGTCAGCGATTTGTAAGCGTACAGAAAAACATCAATAGAATCAACGACTTGCAGATGTTATCCACACTATCCACAAGTGCCTGTGGATAACTGGTCGATTTTTCGGATGGGGGGAGGGGGGTCGGCTCGGCTGTGATAGTTGTGGGAGCCGCCGACTCACCGAAAAAAGTAAAACTACGAAAAGGGCCGACAAGACCACTTTCCACTACAAAAAAAAGAGAAGTTGGTGACTCCCATGAGGCAGGGTATGGATGCAAATCAGCAACGACAAACTTCCAGCGGAGCCAAACCGCTTTCACCAACACGGCTGGGGATTGATTCAGGTTAACGGAGGAACGGGGCAACCGCTCGGCCTACTGTCTCTCAATCCCCATGCGTGTTAGTTGTTGGTGGCTCCAATTTGCCTTGCCCCGCTAAGGTAAGCACACGCAGAGTCTTGTATCAGCCAGCAATTGCGTTTTACTGACGTAGCCACAGCGTCCTGTAGCGGTACGAACTTCCACCAACATGGGTGGTGACTACTTCTCGGTATGCACCCTGAAAGCCCTTTGGGTTGGACTCGTTATTAGCGTTGCAATCATCCACTCATGTTAGTGCTGGACGCAGGGAGCCCCGAACTTGTAGCAAGCAACGACTTGAAGGAGGTAATTCGGTTACTTTGCGCCAGCAAGAGAAATCTACCATAGGAAATGAAAAAAAGCCATAATCCCTTACATCACGCCCACAACACACAAGGACAATCGTGAACATAGAACACATTGATGACATTCAGGATGAACAGCCAGAGCCACAAAAGAAGAAGGCTGGAAGGCCCAAAGGTACATTTGGCCTAAAGCGGCAGATACAGGAATACGCTAGGAATCCCGCCTTGGCCTTGCCTAAGACTGACCATCAACGTCTTAAAGAGTTGAAGGATATGCTTATCAAGTCGAGTGGTAAGGATGTGGTGGAGAAGATGATTTCTATTGCGTTGAATGACAACCACCCCGCACAGATGGCGGCTATCAAGATGTGCGTAGACAGGACACTGCCTGTTTCTATGTTTGAGAAGGATAAGAGCCAGAGGAGTGCAGTCAACATCACGATTTCTGGCATTGGCGCACCTACAGTAGCGACAACGACAATTGAGCCTGAAGACATAGAAGATATTGAGGCTAAGAATGGCTGATCTGAACTTTGCGCTATTGCCGTGGCAACAAGAAGTCTACGCCGACAAAACGAGGTTCAAGGTTGTGGTGGCTGGTCGGCGGTGCGGTAAGTCACGCCTTGCCGTGACCACCTTACTGATTGAGGGGTTAAGCTGTCCCGCTGGCAGTGCTGTGCTTTACGTTGCGCCGACCCAAGGTCAGGCTCGTCAGATTGTCTGGGATGTCCTGTTGGATGTGGGTCGGGAGATTATCCAGTCGAGCCATGTGAACAACATGGAAGTGACTTTGATTAATGGTGCAAAGATATATGTTCGGGGTTCTGACCGTCCCGACACTTTGCGGGGTGTCAGTTTGACATACGCAGTCTTGGACGAGGTGGCAGACATTAAGCCAGAGACTTGGGAGCAGGTTATTCGTGCTTCATTGTCGGATAAACGAGGGCGAGCCATGTTTATTGGCACTCCAAAGGGTAGGAACTGGTTCTTTGACATCTACAACTTGGGTCAGGATGGGGAGGATGAGGACTGGAAGTCTTGGCACTTCACGACCAAGGATAACCCTTTGATTGACGAGGCTGAGATTGAGAGTGCCAAGAAGACACTCAGCACCTTTGCGTTCAAACAGGAGTATCTAGCCAGCTTCAACAATGCTGGCTCTGATGTCTTTAAAGAGGAATGGGTGAGATATGGGGAAATCCCTGATATGGGTTCTTACTTCGTGGCGGTGGACTTAGCGGGGTTTGAGGAGGTGGCTAAACAGGCCGCTAACTCTAAGAAGCGGCTAGACCAGACTGCTATATCTATAGTGAAGGTCACTGATGATGGCAAGTGGTATGTGGAGAAGATTCTTCATGGTCGGTGGGATATTCGCACGACTGCGGTTAATATCCTGATGGCTATCAGAGACTACAAGCCTATGAGCATTGGGATTGAGCGGGGTGCGTTAAAGAATGCGGTGCTTCCCTATTTGTCGGATTTAATGCGAAAATCCAACATATATGCTCATATTGTGGATTTGACGCATGGGAACAAGAAGAAGTCAGACCGTATCATTTGGGCATTGCAGGGAAGGTTTGAGCATGGCAGAATCGTGCTTAATAAGGATGAGGACTGGTCTGAGTTTTTAGATCAGTTGCTTATGTTCCCATCACAGGGGGTTCAGGATGATCTACCTGACTCTTTAAGTTATATAGATCAGTTGTCTGTAACCTCATACTTTGAGGCAGATGATGAAGACGAGTGGCAACCACAAGACATCATTAGCGGAGTGTGACAGATGGCAGATCAGATGCAACCAACACCAAGAAGTTTCATATCAGGATTGTTTTCTGATGTTCTTGGTCGGACGTTGAATCTGCCATCGTTACCTAGAACTGGCATCCCATCATTGGATTTGCTTTACGCTAACAGGAATTCACTGTTCAACATGATGGGTGTTGGTGATGTCCAAAAGACTGCTGAACGCATCTCCTATGGCGAGCCTTTGACTACTGGCTCTGGAATGACATTGCGCCCTAGAGAAGAAACAATCAATGCGGCGATGGCAGTTGCTCCACTAATTCCTACCGCTGGCAGAGTTATCCCTAAAGTTGTTCGTGCCACTGAGGGTTTGCCTGTTGGGATGAGCATTAAGGATGTTTCCTATCGTGGCTCTCACACCGCACCAAGTTCTGAATTCGGCGCACCATTGTATGACTTGAGCCAGATGTACCCTGCTGATGTCTATTCTGCAAAAGCGGCTCAGTATTATGGAAGCGGCAATAAGAGAGCAGACATTGAAGCCTTTAATCTAGCCAAACAAGTTCGTGGCAATCCTGATGCTGAAGTCACCATATATCGTGCAGTTCCTAAGAATGCCGACATTTCAAACATCAATGCTGGTGATTGGGTGACATTGACTAAGGATTACGCTAAGGGTCATGGTGAGTCTGTTTTGCGTGGTGACTACAAGATTCTGAGCCAAAAAGTCAAAGCCAAAGAACTCTGGACAAATGCTGATTCCATTCAAGAGTTTGGCTATCAGCCAGAATCTTTGACTCAGCAAGTGCCAACTCCAATTGAAAACCCCACATTTACCGACCCCTTTGGAAATACAATCGGTTCATCTATAAGGTAACACTATGGCAACAGACAAGTTAGAACAGAACGAGTTTTATCAGCCAACAGAGGCAGATAAAGAATTGACAGGATTTGTTGTTGACCACTGCCAACGCTGGCGTGATTACCGTGATGTCAACTTCCTCCCCGATTGGCTGGAATACGAGCGCATCTTCCGTGGTCAATGGGCTTCTGAGGACAAGACTCGTGAATCAGAACGTAGCCGCATTGTCACCCCTGCAACACAACAAGCTGTAGAAACCCGCCATGCTGAGATCATGGAAGCTATCTTTGGTCAGGGCGACTTCTTCGACATTGAAGACAACATCCAAGACATTGGCGGTAACCCCATTGATGTCGAGTTGATTAAGTCTCAACTGATGGAAGACTTCAAGAAAGACAAGATCAGAAAATCTATCGACCAGATCGAGTTGATGGCTGAAATCTATGGAACAGGTATTGGCGAGATCATTGTCAAGACTGAGAAGGAATACATCCCTACAACTCGTGCCATTCCTAATCAAGTTGGACAAGCCGCTATTGGCGTGGTTGAGCGTGACCGTATTGCGGTCAAGATCATGCCTGTCAACCCCAAGAACTTCTTGTTTGACCCCAACGGCACATCCATTGATGACTGTATGGGCGTGGCTATTGAGAAGTATGTCTCGATTCACAAGGTTGTTGAGGGCATTGAGCGTGGAATCTACCGCAAAGTAGACATCACGCCTACCTATGAAGACACTGATCTTGAGCCAACTCAGGAAGTTAGCCAATATCAGGACGAAAAGGTGCTTTTGTTGACCTATTACGGTCTTGTGCCTCGTGAATACCTGAACAACTTGGAAGAAAACAAAGATATTGTCGAGTTGTTCCCTGAAAATTCGGCGGCTGAAGACTATACCGACATGGTTGAGGCCATTGTGGTCATTGCCAATGATGGTTTGTTACTCAAAGCTGAAGAAAACCCATACATGATGAAAGATCGTCCAGTCTTGAGCTATCAAGATGACACGATTCCTAACCGTTTATTGGGTCGGGGTACGGTTGAGAAGGCTTTCAATATGCAAAAAGCTATTGATGCCCAGACTCGTAGCCACTTGGATTCACTGGCATTGACCACTAGCCCCATGATTGCGATGGATGCAACTCGTTTGCCTCGTGGTGCTAAGTTTGAGGTGAAGCCCGGAAAAGCTATTCTGACAAATGGCGCACCTAACGAGATTTTGTACCCATTCAAGTTCGGTGAGACTAGCCTGAACAACCTAACTACTGCTAAAGAGTTTGAGCGTATGTTGTTGCAAGCAACTGGAACGCTAGATTCTCAGGGCATGGTTAGTAATGTCTCTCGTGATGGTGGTCAAGGCGGTATGTCTATGGCTGTGGCTTCCATCATCAA